GGAAAACCGCGCCGGTCGCGCGGCTCCCATATCCACTTGCGGCTCAGCACGTCTCGACGATACACCCAGCGGGCCAGATACGGCCCGGAATTCAGGTATTTCTCGCGATGCGCCTGCTCAATCGGGCCAATGTGCGCAGCACGCCACTCGGCGTAATGCGCGCCACCCAGCACGACAGCACGGTTCCAGGCGCTTAGCAGATCATAGCCGGCAAGCGTCTCAGCCTCGACATCAGCAGGCGTCCAGACATGCTTCATTCCAAAGCCTTTTTGCGGGCGCGGTACTGCGGGCGAGGGGCCAATGCACGCGGCAGGTTTGGGAAGGAAACTGAACCTTCCAAGGACTGGCACCGTCTGAGCACCTCTTGGTACCATGGAAAAAGCTCGATGGACTCGATACGCAGGATGTCATTAAGTTCCTGCTCCAGCTCCTGCATTGTCAGCGCTTCAACAAATGGGCGATGGCCTCGGCAGCGCCGGTAGTTCCGCATGTAGTCGCGCTGGTAGGTCACACGGTCTGTCATTCCTGAGCCTTCTTGCGGGCTCGCCATGCGGGCAAATAGGAGCGCATATATTCGCGCTGATAAGTCTTACGGTCGAAGGCGGGCTTAGGGGGCTTTTCAATGCGCTCCGAGCTGGTGCTGTGGGCCGCGGTCTTCTCGACGGGCCTCGTGGTGGGCTTCCTGCTGGGTTTGCTGCTCTGAAAGGATGGGCAGCCGCCGCGCTGTGGGTGGCGCTCGCCGCAAAGTCGGCATTTCTGATTGTCCATGGATAAGTCTTAGCATCACATGCCCCGCCGAAAAAGACCTAGCCGCTGCGTCTCTCAGCGCATGTGCCGCACATGGCCCGCCCGATGGGGCTTGTGGCGCAGAGTGACGTGGTAGTTTCATGGCCTTCCCGGCCAAAGCCCCATGGCTCGACCATGGGGGAGAGCCAGCCGAATGCCCGCACCTAGCACTGCGACTGGTTCGGCCGGGAGGGCCGCCAGTCCACCAGTCACCATCGTCTGGCGGCCGCAGTCGGCGCCGCAGCTCGCCCTCGTCCGCTGCCCCGCCGGCGAGGTGTTCATGGGCGGAGCACGCGGTGGCGGCAAGACCGACGCAGTCCTGGGCAAGTGGGCGCTGAAGGAGGCCGCTTGGGGGCCGGACTTCAACGCCGTCATGTTCAGGAGGACGACCGTCTCGTCCGAGGACGCGATCGAGCGCTCCCGGCAGATCTACACGCCGCTTGGCGGAAAGTTCAACGAAAGCAAGCTTCTATGGCGAATGCCTAATGGAGGACGTGTAGCATTCGCCTACCTCGACACAATCTCGGACGCGGACGAATACCAGGGCCGCAACCTCACCGACGTGTGGGTGGAGGAGGCAGGGCAATATCCCGATCCCGGCCCGATCGACAGGCTCTTCGGCACACTGCGGTCGGCCAAGGGCGTGCCGATCCAGATGATCCTCACCGGCAATCCGGGCGGGGCGGGGCAGCACTGGATCAGCGAGCGGTATCGCTTGATCCCTTTCCCGGCCAAGCCGCGCTCGGTGGAGGTGACGCGCGCCTCCGGCATCAAGAGCATCGCCGCCGTCATTCCGGCGCGCATTACCGACAATGTGGTGCTCCTGGACAAGGACGCCGGCTACGTCGATCGGCTGCGCATGGTGGGCTCGGCGGCGCTCGTCAGGGCCTGGCTGGAGGGAGACTGGAGTGCCATTGAGGGGGCGTTCTTTGACTGCTGGGACAGCAAGAAGCATGTGGTCAGCCCATTTGCGGTTCCTGCCGATTGGCTTCGCTTTCGGGCTTTTGACTGGGGCAGTGCTGCGCCATTCTCCGTGGGTTGGTGGGCTGTTTGTGGTGATAGTCATCGCGGCATTCCTCGCGGAGCTTTGGTTCGTTACCGCGAATGGTACGGGGCGACGGGCGACAAAGGACTGAAGCTCACCGTCGAGGAGGTGGCGAAGGGTATCCTGGAGCGCGATGCCGGCGACAAGGTGACGTATTCCGTGGCCGATCCTGCAATCTTCGCCGAGGACGGAGGCCCGAGCCGGGCGGAGATCTTCTCGCGCCTGGGAGTGCATTTCAGCCGTGCGGACAATCGTCGTGTGGCGGGTGCCGGTGCGATGGGCGGCTGGGACGAGATGCGCCAGCGCCTGAAGGGCAAGGACGGCAAGCCGATGCTCGTGGTCTTCGAGACGTGCCCGGCCTTCATTCGCACCGTGCCGGTGCTGCCGCATGATCCGAAGCGAGCCGAGGACGTGGACACCAGCGCAAACGATCACGTCGCCGACGAGGCCAGGTATGCCTGCATGAGCCGGCCATGGGTGCCGGAACGTGAGGCTCCGCAGAAAAAAGGCGACGGGACTGGCTATTCCGAGCGCGAGCGTGACGAATATTCTATCAAGAGCTTGTAGCCATGCCAGCACCAATCATGCGCAAGCGGCATCTTTACGTCCATCCCAGTGCTCGATTGGGCATGCCTATACCTATCGATCCGCATTGGATGGACTTAGGGCCTCGTCCTCCTGGCTTCTCCGTTCCTCCGATGGATAATCCGGGAGACGAGACAAAGCCTATCAATCCGCTTGGCAAGCCAGTGCCGGATGGTACGGGGTTATACGGGATGCAGCAAATTGCCCTGATGCTGGGGCTGGGAGATCGGCTGCAGGGTAGGCGCTGATGGCTGGGCTCGGGGATCGTCTGCAAAACCCGCAGGCCGCCTACGACCGCAACAAGCCTTACGTACGGCCCGGCGCGAGCAACTTCTCCACTACGCTCGCCCCTGACTACGAGATGGCCTTCCGGCAGTGGCTGGCGCAGAACAACGTCCCGTTTGACCCAGATAGTCAGGATCCGCAGGACTACGACATGCGGGGCTTCTGGCAGGGGCTGCAGAACCAGAACCCGGTGGCGCGGTCGGCGATCGATCCGAATGACAGCCGCATGCACTACCCGGACTATTGGAAGACGCCCTATCACGAGACATTCAGCAACGAGAGCCAGTGGGCGACCAACATGGCCCCGCGGTGGAACGAGCAGGATCAACTTACCGCGCCAAGCGGGCGCATTCTGTTCGACGACCGGCGTCGTAACCCGAGATAATTGAATGGCTCTCATCGACTACCAACGCTCCGGCACATCGGCCAGGGCGGGCGGGAGCTATGGCGAAGACGAGGACGAGAGCCAGTCGATCACCAAACTGCGCAGACAATACACCGACTGGTCCTCGTCCAAGCGTGACGAAATCGAGGAGCAGCGGCTCGCCCGTCATTTCTACCACGGCGACCAATGGTCTGCTGAGGAAATAGCTACGCTGAAAAAGCGCAAGCAGCCGGTCATTACCTTTAACCGCGTCAACCGCAAGATCGATGGCGTGGTCGGCACGCTGAAGAAGCTCTGGCAGGATCCGAAAGCATTTCCTCGCACGCCCAACCACGAGCAGGAGGCGGAGATCGCCACCGAGGCGCTCCGCTATGCGCTGGATCGCGCCAGGTGGAAGAGCGTCGGCATCGAGGCCACCCGCAATGCCGGGCGCGAGGGCATGGGCGTCGTGCAGATGGTGCTGGAGTCCGGCGACCAGGCCGATGCCGAGATCACGCTGCAGACGATCGACGACGACTGCTTCTTCTACGACCCGCGGTCCTACCGTCCCGACTTTTCCGACGTGCGGTATCTGGGCGTGGCCAAGTGGCTCGACCTGGAAGTGGCGCAGGAGATGTATCCCGAGCACGCCGACGAGCTGGAGGGCCTGCTGACTTCGGGCGGTGATGTCGAAAGCTGGGCACAGCAGGACAGGGAGCGCCGCTGGATCGACGTCGAGCAAAAGCGCATCCGCGTCATCGAGCATGAGTATGTGAAGGGCGGCGAGTGGCACGTCTGCCACTACTCGAGCAATGTAAAGCTCGCCTCGGCGCCGTCTCCCTTCGTCGACGACAAGGGCAAGAGCGGCTCGTCCTTCCTGGCCTTCTCGGCATACGTCGATCACGACGGCGACCGCTACGGCTTCGTGCGCAACATGAAGTCTCCGCAGGACGAGATCAACATGCGGCGCTCGAAGGCGCTGCATCAGCTCAATACGCGGAGGCTCCTCGTCCGCAAGGGAGCGGTGGAGAACATCGAGCGGCTCAGGACGGAGGCGGCGCGGCCGGACGGCGTGCTCGAGTTCAATATCGAGGGCGGGCTTTCGTTCGAGGACAGCACCAAGCAGGCCGAATGGCAGGGCCAGATGGAGATGCTGGCCGAGGCAAAGAGCGAGATCGAGAATTACGGTCCCACGCTGGTCGAGAAGGGCATGGAAAAGAGCGGGCGGGCCATCGCTCTCCTGCAGCAGAGCGGCCTCGCCGAACTCGGTCCCTTCATTGACGCATGGTCCGACTGGAAGCTGCGCGTCTACCGCGCGATGTGGTCGAACATCCGAAAGCACTGGACGAGCGAGCGCTGGATCCGGGTGACGGACCAGCAGGAGGCGGCGCAGTTCGTCCGTATTAACGAGCTGCAGATCGATCCGACGAGCGGCCAGCCGGTGATCGCCAATAACATCGCGGCACTCGACGTGGACATCATCCTCGACGAGGCTCCCGACAGCATCACCACCGCTCAGGATACGTTCGAGCTGCTGCAGAGCCTCGCGGCGGCCGGCGTGCCGGTGCCGCCGCAGCTCGCAATCAAGCTGTCCGGCCTGCCGGCGAGCACCAAGAAGGAGGCTCTGAGCATGCTGGAGCAGGCGCAGCAGCCTGATCCGATGCAGCAGCAGGCGAAGCAGATCGCACTGGACGTGGAGAGCAGCAAGGCCGGCCTGAACAAGGCGGGCGCGCAGGAAAAGATAGCGAGCGCGGCGAGCAAGTGGGCGGATATTTCTATGAAGCCCGACCAGCACGCGCAGGCGCAGGAGCAGGGCGATCGCAGCCACATGCTGGAGCAGCAGAAGGGCGACCGCACTCATCAGATAGCGCAGCAGGACTTCGGCCAGCGGCGGCACGATAGCGCCATGCAGCAGCAGGGCCAGGACGCCGATCGGCAGGCGAAGATCGAGGACATGCGGGCCAGGCAGGCGCAGGCACAGCAGCAGGCGGCTCAGCGGCAGCAGGCCATGAACGGTGGCGCCAATGGCGGGGCGATGTAGGTGGGCCTGCCGCAGGATGGTGCGGGGCCGTGGGACTATCAGGACAGTTGGGAGGCACCGATAGTCATGGCGTCAGGCGTGCAAGGGCCTCCCGGCCCGCAGGGTCCACAAGGACCGACAGGCCCGCAAGGCCCACAGGGTCCGCAAGGTCCGCAGGGTATCCAGGGTCTGCAGGGCCCGCGCGGTATCCAGGGCATTCAGGGCAGGGATGGCACGGACGGCAAACAGGGGCCGCAGGGCGAGCAGGGCATTCCCGGCCCGGTAGGGCTGTCGCTGAAGGGCACGGTGGCAGTTGTCGGCGATCTGCCGCCGGACGTGCCGCCTGGCACTAATGTGCTTGGCGATAGCTATCTCGTGAACTCGCCCGCTCCGGGGCATCTGTGGGTCTGGGACGGCGATAGCTGGGAGGATTTCGGGCAGTTCCAGGGGCCGGCGGGCCCGCAGGGCATTCAGGGCAACGCTGGGACGGACGGTGAAGACGGAACGGACGGCGAGGACGGCGCTGACGGCATTAATGGCACGGACGGAAAGGATGGCGTAGACGGCACAAACGGCACGAATGGCACAAACGGTGTCAATGGCACAGACGGCGCGCAAGGCCCGCCCGGCGAGGACGGCACCAGCGTCGAATTCAAGGGCTCGGTGGCGGACCTCGCCGCACTCAATGCGCTGCCCGGGCCGCACACAGTCGGTGACGGCTGGATCGTGCAATCGCCGGCTCCGGCGCACCTGCATGTCTGGAACGGCGCGTCCTTCGATGATGTCGGCCAGATCCAGGGGCCGACCGGCGCAACAGGCCCGGCAGGACCGGCCGGCACGAATGGCACGAACGGCACAAACGGCACAAACGGCACAAACGGCGCGGACGGCGATGACGGGAAGTCCGCCTACGAAATAGCGGTCTTCAATGGCTTTGTCGGGACGGAAGCGGAGTGGCTGGCGAGCCTTGAGGGGCCGCAGGGGCCAACTGGTCCTGCCGGCCCGGCCGGCGATGCCTCGGCCTTCGAGACGGTGGCAATAGCTACAGGCGCGACAATCCCGTCCAGCGTAAAGACCATTACGACGGGCGGCTATCATACGCTGGGCGTTGGCGGGGCGACGTATCGCCGTTCCAGCGCACCGGGCGGCGCGCTAGCGGGGAACAGGGGCTTCTTCCAGTCGGCGGACGGAGGCTGGTGGCGGCTCGACATCGAGCAACGCATTTACATCACGATGTTCGGGGCGGTGATTACCTCCACTTCAGGCAACGAGGCGACCAACAATACCGCGGTGGCGCACGCCAACCTGTTCTGTGCCAACGTGGTGTCGGGCTACTTCGTGCCGCTGTATTTTCCGGTGGGACAGTTGCGGATCAACGCCGCCGTGCCCCTTGTGGCGGGCCTGCACTGGATCGGTGAGGGTGTCGTCTCGGTATCCGACACGGCCAACTCGGCGAATATCTTCTTCGCCTCGGGCGGCGCTACCACGCTGCTTACGATCAGCGCGACGGTGCGTGATTGCTACTTTACCGGCATTCTGTTTGAAGGAGCACAAACCAGGGACTTCTACAATAACCTCAGCAATGACCTTCAGTGGTCAAAATTTCAATTCTGTGGCTTTAAAAATTTCAATAACGCGATAAGGATACTGTCGACCGGAAGTGCAATTAAAAACAGCTTCTTCCAAAATAACGTGGTTACGGCCGAGATACATGGCAGCGACGTTTATTTTCAGGACAATTTCATTGATGCGGGCGATAGCAACACGTCGGTTGCTGGCTGCGTCATCCTCTCTACGCTGAAGCTCACCACTGTTCGCGGCAACTTCATCACCGGGCAATACAAGGTTCCATTGATAATTGCTGGCAATTGTGCGGGGCTGAGGGTTTTCGATAACGAGTTCGATATTTCGTCGCATGCCGGGGTGTATGCCAACGGCGCGAGCGGCTTCATGCTCTACGCCAACACGTTCAATCGCCTTGGCGTGCATTCTGTCAGCGCGCCGAATGCCACCTACGACGCGCAGTTCCGGGCCCTGAACAGCTATGATTTCAGCTTGTGGGAAAACGAGTTCCTGTTCAGCTCTACCGGAGGCC